ATAGCTAAGACTCCGCTGACATTTCCTAATGCGTCCCTAATCGGAGTAAAGTTAAACTTATCAGCAGCCAGATTAGCAATGCGTGCTTCAATCTCTCTAACCTGTGCATCAGTAATTTTGTTCTGACGCAATAAAGTTGGAAGTTCAATGTCAGTAAATTTCTTCTTATCGAACTCTAACCGACCTTCCGTTGCTGCTACTCCACGCTCTTGTAAACCTAAGCCACGCTCACTAATATCAAGCTGACGCTGACGGAAACCAGTCTCAAGTTCTTGTTGTCTGCGTGCAGCAGCCTGTTGTGCTACTCCTACAGCTTCGTTAGAATACCCGATTGCAGCTAGTTCTCGTGCAATATTACCAAGCACTGAACTACTAGTCAAATCTTCATTTTGATATTTAGACAATACAGACTGAATATCAGCAGCCTTCTTTAGCATTGGGTCTTGAGCGCCCATAAGCGTATTAATTCCTTCAGCAGCTTGTCTACCGAAACGACTACCAGCACGATACAAAGGAGCAAATACACCAAACTCTCCTCCAGAAGCAGCAATCTCTCGTTCTGCTTGTTGTTTGCGTAGTTCCTGTATATCTGCTACAGAAGGACCAAATAAAGATTGAATAGCCATAGTTAATTCCTATTAGTAGCTGCTATAATAAAAGTTACTAGGAGCATACGGACTTTCTCCAAACCCACCAAACCAGTCAGCACCTGGACGATCATAAGTTGTGGCAGGAGCACCAGCATAACCAAAACCACCAACATTAACTCCTGGTGCTACGCTACCTCCTCCCATTATTCTATCAAACAATTGGTTATAGTTAATCCGTGATGCGCTTTCTGCCATAAGTGATGGACCAACCAAAGCTCCCTGAAGTTGTGTTCTTGCAGCACCTAGACCACCTTGTAGAAGCGTTTGACCAACATTAGCACCAGCAGTGGCACTACGACCACCAAGTTGAGCACCGATATCCAGCGGTTGCTGTGCAGCTTGTTCAAGCAATTGAGATAATCCAAACTGAGTCTGGAATGGGGCAAGAGCCTGAACAGGCATCTGATAGCTAGTGCCATATAAATTAGCACCAGTACCAAACAAGCCAGCACCAAAACCAAGTCGCTGTTGAGCAGCTTGTTCAGCTTGAGAAGCCAATCTTAGGTCTTGCTCTCTACGAGCCTGAGCCAAGGCAAAGAGTTCTGGCTGTCCTGTAGCGCCCACATTTAGACCAGCACGACCACGACCAAAAGCACCTGCTCCAAGCCTTGCCTCTTCACGCATCCTGCTAGGCTCTAACAATGCCTGCTGTTCTCGCATAAATCGATTTCTAGCGGCTTCTGGAGACTCGGCTAGGTACTGCTCACCCAAACCAAACAAACGCCTTCCAGCGGCTTGTAGAGGCATTGCTGCGGCTTGTGCTTCTTCAGCCTGTCCCAGACTTGTACCATACAGAGCAGATAGTCTATCCTGCAATGCACGAATCTCAGGAGAGGCGGTATAGCTAGCCCCAGATAACCGACCACCATCAAAGGTAAACTGAGAAGTACCGAACCTAGTCGATATTCCTACTGGCCTGAATCTCTGCTCTTCAGCCGCTATCCGAGCAGCCTCTAACTGAGCATCTGCAGATGTTCGTGCTGCTCTTTCAGCAGACCTTCCTGCCATTGATGAGCCAAGCAATCCAGCACCCGCTACTATGGCGCCACTTATCCACGGCATAATATTACTCCTTAATTAAAACTTTATCAATTTTATCAATGTCTGTTTCATTGGTAGCGTGAATACAGTACCAAACACAGTCCTCTAATGCTAATACACCATGATGTTTATCGGCTTTGATATTAAAACAATGTGGTGCTTCAATATCAAAAACTTCATCATCTATTACAACCTTTACTTTACCTTTAGCAAGTATAGACAGATGATCATACTTATGCTTATGCTGAATAATCTGTGTTCCTTTTGGAAATATCGTTTCTTTAGCATACAAGTTATCTGAGAAATGATGTTTAATCATGTCTTCATAATGTAGCAAAGGGCGTAGTACGGCGGGAGGTTTGCATTAGTGCCAGATGAGCCTGTAGAACTGTTTTCTACTGTAATACCAGTAGTTGCAGAACTCATGGTCAATTGAGTAAATGTTTCACCACCGTTATACTGTCCAGCCGTTCCGCTAGCACCTGAGTTATACACCTGTCGATTAGTTGGTGATAAGGTATGAGTATGACCAGGGTCAGTTACAGTAGCTGTGTGAGTGTGGCTTACAACAATTGCATCAGCAGAACCGCCAGTAGCGTCTACAGCGTAAGTAGAACCAGCACCTACAATGAACCGATTACGCAGATCTGGAGTACTGTTAGAACCATTACACAGAACCCAACCAGTAGGAATAGATGCTACAGAACCAGACCAGAGAACAATCGTACCAGCAGGCAGAGCAGCACTAATTTCAGCAGCTACTACAGTCTTAACAAATGCTGTAGAAGCAATCTGAGTATTATTAGTAGTAGAAGACGCAGTAGGTGTTAGCGGAGTACCAGTAAAGGTAGGACTGTTCGTATCTGCCTTTGATGAGATAGCCGAGGCAATAGCATTATATTCGGTATCAATCTCAGTGCCTTTAATAATCTTACCAGCGTTACCGCTAGGCAGGGCATCTTTAGCCGCAAAGTTAGTGGCTTTGGTATAATTACTCATACTGTTTTTCCTTGTTTAATATACACATCAATACGCTGGATTGAAATTGGGTTACCATTAATCTCTGCCTCTAGGCCGATCTGTATGACAGCACCTGTGCCGCCAGCCTGAATCTTAAACTTGTCCAGTACAATACCATCTGAGAATTCAGCAATATTGTATTCACCTATATTATACTCGTAAGCAATGGATGTGTCAAGTTTTTTCGTAAAAGCAAAGAAATTTTCTGTGTAATCAAAACCCCACTTTACAGCCACATCTTGGTTAGAACCACCAATGACCACAAAGCCAATCTGCTTCATAATCTTCTCCTTGGTGGGAGCATCAAAGTCAAAGTAGTTGGTATAATAAGTGAACCGATAGTTAGTACCATTATCTGTATGACCAAAGTATTTACCAATATACCCAGGTTTGCCAATATACAAGTCTTTAGTATTAGTAACCAAGAAGGACCGAGGCTCTATGTTTGTCCATGTAGTCACTCTAGCTGACGCATCCTGTAACGGTGCTCTCATGTCAAAACAGTAGACAAACTTAGTGGTAGGCAAAGCAAGCAGATAGAAGGCATCTCGCTCATAGTAAACAGACTTAATATTAGCCGCTGTCTCAGAAGCCACATTACTCATTAGGTCATCACGAACATTTTTAGAGATATCCCGCATAGGCAAAGACTTTTCTTGAATGACTCGCTGAAGACTACGAACACCAGCATCAGACAGGAATATAATATCTGTACCAGTATTCTGTACAGAATCTCTAGCTACACAACCCACATTAGGAATGTAGTCTTGAAGTGTCAGAAGAGTGACATCAATCGGGTTGGAGTAGATAGCAATGTTGTTGCGACCAAAGACAATTAAGAATCCGTTGTGCGCTGCAAGAGCAACTATCTTGTCAGTATTAGGAAACACAGCGTTTAAGGATATAGACCCTGAGTCACCACCTTGGAAGTCAGAACCGTCCAGCAAGCGGCTAAAATAGATTGTCTGTGGGTCGCCAGCAATGTCTGCTAGCCAGATACGTCCATAGGCTGCAAGGGCGCAGTTAGGGCTAAAATCAGCCACAGAGTAACCTAGCGGGATAGTACCTATATCACCTAATCTCTGAAAGCCATAAGAGCCAGCATGTGAGTGTGGATTAATAATTGTCGTTACAGTGCTGGTCAAAGAGTTACCAGCACTATATCCTGCACCGCCAGTCGTGATAGTCACAGTAGCCACACCAGTACCAGATAAGGTAGCTACAGTAACCGTAGCAGCAGTTGTTCCACCAGACAGTGTCAGTATATCTCCTACATTATATCCACTACCAGCCGCTGTAACAGACAGGGCAGTGATAACTCCACTAGATACAGTGGTGACTGAAAATGTAGCGCCAGTGCCTGGAGTAGGCATACGATGATATGTCAGCGTTGGATGTCCAGACTGTGCTAGGTAGGCGTGAGGCTCTGCATCGGTTCCATCGCCGTATGGCAAAGCAGCAGCTTGCCAATTGTTATCAGTAATGGTGTAGGTTATATTAGCACTATTAGCCTGATTACGGACAGTAGCCGTAGTCATTGTGGTAGTGCCAGTAAATAACTTGTTATTACCTGCGCTTAGGAACTGACTAGAACCATTATCTGTCAATTCAAACATGAACTGCACAGGATTGGCAGCACCAAGGTCAGTATTGACAGCACTGTTTACTGGTGTCCATCCTCTACGAGCACCGATACGACCATAGCGGTCAATGACGCAGTTGTTAGCCTCAAGCGCAAAGCCTGAAGACAACGATACTGCTGACTCTTGGATGTTTAGTCCAAAGAATCCTGGTGCAGCAATTGAGGCAGTTTGTGTAGGTTGAGCCATTAAACTGGATCCCAGAGGAATTCGTCAGGATACTTATTACCTTCAATGGAGATGTGGTCTGCCAGACTGGTCTGATATAACTGGTATGCTTCTGAGCTACGCAGTCCACCGTCTTCACCACGCTCTGCCAGTGCTTTGGCGTAGGCTAAAAAGATGACAGGTTCAGCAGGAACTTTAATCTGGTCAGCGTTAGCAGATAATTCAGCCTGTGGTTTAATCAGGTTAAAGTTAATTGTGTAGGCCCCGTCAGGTATAGGATACAAGTCTACCTGTGTGTCGCCATTAGAGTCCACACCATTAAAGTTAAAGTAACGTGGGGCAGACTTCTCAGGCGTATCAACTAGGAACCACTCATCCATCTCCATAGTAGAGGCATTGTTCAGGAACCAATTGCTGGTGTCATTAATTACATCAAAGACACGGAACCGAATGCCTGAGCCAGTCAGTACATAGTTAAATAAGTCTGTTGATGTAGCAACAGTAATAGTCTCTGACAGAGCGTTCCAGTTATATGCGTCTTCTACCTGCCGCTTGGCATCATTAACAAACTTACCAGGAGACTTCTTAGCCTGCTTCGATGACACTGGAGGCTTTAGATTAGCGCCTTCCTTAGCCTTGAAGTATGCTCGTCCTTTGGCGTTTAAGCCGCCCTCTGGGTTCTGATATACCTTCTTAACCATTTATTTCTTCGCAGTCTTCTTAGCTTCTTTAAATGCCTTAGCAGTGGGAGCGCCTTTGGTTCCAGGCTTACGCATCTTCTCGCCACTACCTTCCTTGATACGCTTACGCTTGGCGTGGATGTTGGCGTAGAGTCCTGGTTTCATCGTCCACGACCTGCACGTTTACGAGTCATGCCAGCCTGAGACATAGCAATTGCTACGGCCTGCTTGCGTGACTTAACAACTGGACCGCCTTTACCGCTATGCAGAGTACCTTCTTTGTACTCACGCATAACTTTACCAACCTTCTCAGCTTTACCTTTTTTAGTCTTTGGCTTCATCATTTTAGTATCCCTTCATTTTCTTAGCAGGATTCTTCTTGACTTTTTTGTTCGTCTGCATGGCGTACTTTTTAGCTTCTTTCTTGCCCTTCTGAGTATAGGGAAACTTCTTCTCTCCGACCATTGGCATAATTATCTCCTTAGTTTTGGAATTGGACTGCTTGCTCTGGTACATACTCTACTGTAGCAATATATGTCACAGTGTTAGTTCCTGTATTCTGTACACGAATCTCATCGCCTGCTTGTAGTACTACTTCTGTGTTTCCGTCTAAAAGAATGTAGTCGCCTGCTCCTAAGTTCTTACCGCCAACTACAAAGTATTCAGTGTTGGTAGAAGCATCATACCAGTAGACCTTCGGAGTCTCTGTACCAGATAGACTGATAATGTACATCATCTTCCAGTAGCCAGTATTCTTAGTAGGTACTGTAAGGATAGTAACCTTAGTGGCATTAGTCCTTGTGGCAACTGCTGATACTTTTCTACTCATTTCTTACCGAGCCATTTCTGAACAGTGTCAGTTTCGTAGATGCGAAAGGAAGTCCACACAATAGTAAACAGAGCCGCAATAGCAGGCAGTATCTCTGCTAACGTGCCAATAACTGTCACCACGGACAGGGCATCAGTTACTTGCTTAACTCCTTCGGTTGCTTGCGTTGCCATACTATCTCCATTTAGGTCCTTCAATCCAGGCTACCAACGAGTGTCTAGTGCCTTTGGTTACTGGGTTTACCTTGTGTACTATGAAAGACGGGAAGATTAGTGCTGTTCCTTGTGTCTTTAACTGCTCTTGGTTAGGTGCTCCTAAGTGCAATGGTTGCATCTCAAAATCACCTCCTTCATACTTTGCTGGATCTGTTAGCTGGCAGATAAAGGAAAGTTTCCTATGCACTGGCCTGCCATCATCCCAGTTTACATCGTTATGCCAATTATAATAACCTTGGTCTTCTGCGTTATACTCAGTAAACTGTAACTCGTTTAAGTTCCACAGTTCTGCACCAAAGGCATTGTGATTAGCAATATGGAACAGGTTTGTTATCTCTGGATACAACCAGCCTAGTTCCTTATTATCTCTAGTAATCCATCGAACCTTACTTCTACGCACATTGGTGTTTACGTTAGAGCCTTGAAAACCTATGATTGCGTCTTGCGGTTCAA